GTAAAGCTTTGCGAGTTTTCCGCCAACCATGGCATCAGTTGCATCGCCAAGGCCAAGAGCGGGGCCGCCGCCGGTTCCATCAAGGGCAAAGGCTTCCGCCTCATCCCAAACGCCGTAATGATCAACGCGGATGCCAGCGCCAACGACAACTTGCAAGAAATCGTAAAGCGTTTCGACAAGCGATGAAATAACTTCGGTATCGCTCATGAGCATAACACCGGCCGGAACTACCTCTTGCAAATGCGCATAAACGGCTTGCGTAAAAATCTTGTAAAAAGAAATTACCGATTCGATTTCGCCTTGCGAAGTGTTGAGGCCGATTTTTCCAAGCAAAAGCCCGCGATAGGTTTCGTCATCCATGCCAGGTGGGCGCGAAAGCCCAAGGATGATACCAAGCAAATCGAGTTGCTTACCGATCGCATCGTAAATCGTGCGGTTGGTAAACATATCGAAGTTGATATCTTCGAGCATTTGGATTTGATCAACAAACGATTCAATCACGCCCTCAAAATATGGCTTGCCCTTGTATTGCTCAAGCAACCTAGCCTTGGCATCGGCAACATGGGTTGTGATTTTGTCTATTGTCATAGCTCAATCACCGTCATGCGCGAGGTGTCAAAGTCGGCGATTTCTTGCAACGCGATAACGATATTGTCATCAAGCGTTGGGTTCATTGCGGTTCCGATTCTAACCACAACGTCAAGGATGCCAGCGATTTGATCAAGAGCGCCGACAAGTTTCGGGTAAACAATTACGTCATCGCCAAGCCCAAGCGTTAGGCCGTAAGTAATGATCGCGGCTTTAACTTGATCGATGCCATCGAGCGGGAATGATGCATCGGTTGTAAGGTCAAGTTCGAGCCAAATCAAAACAGGGGTTGGCCGTGAAAACTTGATTGGAACAACAAAGCCTTGGCTATCAGTTATGTTCTCGGTTGTGGTTCCAAACGTTTCAATGCCGGCCGGTTTGTTGTCAAAAATGCTTTGCGCAATCTCGGTATCGTCGCCGCCTTGAACAACGCATTCAAATGACTTTGCCGGCCTCCCAGCGATATCAACAACCATTGAACGGTTTTCAAAAATGAGCGCGGCAACAACGCCCTCAAGATCAAGCAAATCCGAACGGATTGCCTCGGTAGTTGCGGCCCCCGCTTTTTCAACGGTTGCGGCGCGGCGTGCCCTTAGCTCGGCATCGGTTTCGATATCGTTACCAACTTCGGCATCAAGCGGGTTTGAAATTGAATCCCAACCGCTAATAGGTGTTTCGATGACGGTTAACGAGTTCGCGGGCGCTTGAACTGGCCCCGCCGTTTCGGCCGTCATGCTTGCAAGAACGCGAGCCGGTGCGCCAGGGGTTAAAACCGTAACCGGCCCCGTTACGGGAATCGATACCGCCTCAAGCGTGTTTGAGGTAACGCTCATTAGCGGCTGATCAATGCCGCCATCCGCGCCCTGGAATGTGATTGTATGGCCAGCGGCAAAAGAGCCGGTAACGGTAACATCCGAAAGGCTTGCCAAGCCTTCCAATGCGGCCTCGATTGCGGCGTTATTGGCATTGAAAGGCAAGATAGCGGTTTCATCGCCATCAAACGTTATGGCAAATGAGCCGGTATCAGGAACGGCCGACCATGTGATTTTTTGAACCTCGTTGACGGCCGGTTGTATGACGTAATTTTGATCGGTAACAAATCTTGCATCGGGGTTGCCATCAACGGAAGCAATCGAGCCAGCGGGAACAACCGTTGCGGCGGTTCCAAACAAGTAAGCCTCAACCGTTGATTTGGTTTTCTGGTTTCTTGTGATGCCGGTAATAGCAACAACGTTATCGAGGTTGACGCCTTCGGCCGTATCCGGATATTGCGAGTTGTAAAGGGCTTGGGCCATCTCCCAAAGCAATGATTCGCGCTCGGAAAATATTCCGACAAGTTGGCCAAGGGGTTCGCGAGCATCCAAGTTCACGCCGGCCCCGAACGTATCCTTGAGCGCGTCCTCAACCTCAACCTTGATATCGGCAAGGCGCTTTGTTACAAAGCCTTGCGCTGTAACGCCAAAAGCCATTAGCCGACTACCTCGTTTATGGTCAAAATCTCGTTATCGGTAACTTGTACTCTAAAACTAGCAGTTAATTGGCGGTTTTGCGAATCGAAATCCTGTGAATATTCAAGCAACGCAAGCACGCCAGGGCATCCCAAAATCTCGCGCTTTATGTATGATGCAACGGTTTCCGGCCTTGTGCCCTTAACGAAAATGCTTTGATGATATGGCAAGCCTATCGTGGTATCTAAAAACCATTCCTCTAAAAACGTGCGGATGCGCGAGCGCAATAGTTGCCGCACCTCATCAGCCCGATCAACAAGCATCAGGTTATTGCCAACAACGGCCAAATCGCCCGTTTGGTCATCAATTTTTATCGTACTCATTAGCTCACCGTTCCCGTTCCTGGCCCCGAAGCGCCGCCGCCAGGGGTTACGCCTGAAACCGAAGCAACCGCAACTTGCGCATTAGCTTGGATATGAGCCACAATCTCGGCGCATATGGTTTGCCAAACCAAAGTAACGTTTTGCTTTTGGGGTTCGCTCAATCCTTGGATTGCCGAGGCAACCGCCGCCCCCATTGTTGAACCGCTCATTGCCATAACGCGCCCCCTAAGCTTTAAAGCTATCTAAAATCAGTTTATCCAAAACAAACGTTGGCATAATTAGGGGTTGTAACCCTAGCGCCGTCGCCGTTTGAGCCGTTCCGATATCATCGAACAATTTTGATATTGCTTCGGTGAATTCCCCAAGGATGTTTTCAACGGAAAACTTGCCGGTTGGCGTAATCGATAGCTTGGTTGGGCCGCTTGTGAATTCCAACTTGCCATCGGGCGCAATTTCGATCTTGCTTAATGGGGTTAGCTGAATCGTGACTTTGCTTGAGCTAAGCCCCGCAACCGGATTGGTTTTCGGGTAGCAACCAGGGATTGCCACGGCATCCGATAGCGTGAATTTTCTAGGGTCTTTTGGATCGACCTTGCCGCCGAACGTTTTCCATCGATCAATCGAGCGTTCCGAAAATACGAGCAAAACCGTATCGGCTGGCGTCAACGGAAAATGCATAATTGCCTGGCCCGCTCTTGGCCATAAAACGGGAACGTCATTGATAACCGGCAAATCAACCAAATCGCCGTTTGCATATTTGCGCTTGATTGTTGGTTGCACCTTGGCGCGTTGCGTTCCCGCGTCATAACTCACAACTTGCGCGGGGATAGCCGTATGCATATCCGCCAAGCGGCCCTCGATGGCATCGCTAATCACTTTCGCCAATGATGGCGTTTCTAATGTTTGATCGGCCATTAACTCGCCTCAACCTTGGAAATCCATTCGCCTTGATTCGTGTCGCCAGTGTGAACCACGCGCTTAACTCTAAATGCCCCCGTGATGGCCTTGCTTGTAAGCAAAACCGCACGCCCTGGCGTTAAATCGGGGTTTAGAACCGAAACGAATTCGATGCCAACCTTTGACTTGGAAGGAACGCCGAGCAATCCCGTTTCCGAGGTTAGCACAACCGCCGTTTCAGTTGTTGGAATGCCTGGCTTTAGGATGTTTAGTTTGCCATCTTGAACGCTCCACTCAAGGCCGGCCGATTGCGTTAGCTTATCGAGTTCGTCGGAAGCCAATCCCGATACCGATAGGCCGCCGGTAAATACGTCGGTAAAGCCTGGAACAATGGTGCCAAGGGGCAAGCCCATTTTGGCCGCTATTTGCGTAAAGGCTTGGACCGCCGTTGTAAACGGGCCAAAGCTTTGATCGATATGTTTTTCCTTGATCGCCTCAAACCCGTCGCCGGCCTCGATTATGGTTTTGATATCCGCGCCCTCGCGCTTGGTATCAACGCGCTGAATGTTGCCTTGGAATATGCCCTTTAAAACGGGTTGGTTGGTTGCATCGATGCCGCGATAGCCGACCTTGAGGATGCAAACTAAATCCTTATCCTCAAATGCAACGCGGGTTTTCTCGGCGAGGTTATATATTGTAATCTTGCCAGGGTTTGGAACCTTACCCTCGCTTGTTTTTTCGATTTCAAACGATGTTCGAAGGCCGGCGAAATCGGTTCCGATGGCAAAATTTTTGCCGACCGTAACGCTTGCAACTCTGATAAAAGCTTCCGCCATTTAAACCGCCGCATCCGTCGATTCTTCGTAAAGCAACAACACTGGTTGCCCAAAAATAAATTGCGTTGCATTTTGTTCCTTGCCGGATTCATCCCATACGCCCATGCGCCCAAGGGGCCGGCCATCCATAACAAAGCGACCAATCAAATCCGAGCCGTAAAGCATCGGGATACCCATAATAACGGGCGTATCATCTTGTTCCTTGATATCCATAAACCAGCGATCCATTCGCTGATTGTAATAAAAGTAAAAATTAAATAGCACGCCTTCGAGTTCCAATTGGAAGCTATAAGCCGATAGGTCGGATCTGATTGGTAACTCTAAAATTGCCACTTAGCCCCCGAAAAACTTAAAGCCCTTGAACAACAAGGACGAATCTTTTGCCGTTTTTTCCGTTGTTTGTTTTGCCGCTTGCTTACCAACATTTTGAGCCTTTGCCGCGCCGGCTTTTGCGGCCTCGATGGCAATTTCGATCAAGCTTGTTTTGATGATTTTGATTTGCTTGAGTTGCACGCTAAAGCGCAACACCTCGCCGGTTTGGCTATTTCGCGGAACCGAAACTTGCGTGATAACCATGTTGTCATATTCTTTAAGGCCGGTAACAACCGTGAAGGGTTGCCGCCTATCTCGAAGTTCCAAAAGGTAGGTGAATACGTCCTCTTTTTTTCTCGATTTTGGCCCGCCGCCAGAAAACGCGCCGGATACAAGGCCGCCAACCGTTGCAACGCCAACCGTTGCCGCCGCGCCCGCAACCGCGCCGTTGTTTTTTCCTACCTGTTTACCGATCAATCCGGCAACCGCACCGATCGCCGAGCTAATTAGGCTGATTGGGTTTTCTGAAACAACGCCCTCAATCGAAAGGCTTAGCGGCGAAAGGGTTATGTGATCGGAAATTTTCGCGCCGTCCTCAACCTCGTTTTCGGTTGGGGTTGCCGATGCCTCGTGATTTTCCTGCAACGATGCATCGAGTTCCATCAAGCTAAGCTTGGCGCGCGTTTGAAAAAATAAACTTACTAATGCCATTAGTATGCTACCGCCGGTCGAGTTGCCCTGTTTGTTTGCCTTAGCATCGAATCCATCGCATCCTTGGTTCCTTGGCGAACCGCGCCCGCAACTTGTCCTGGCGGGGTTCCTGGCGGAACGTTGACCGTAACAGGGGCATTGATTGTTGAGTTCGTTGTTGCAACGGTTCCCGCCCCTGGCGTTGGCGTAGCCGTGGCCGGTGCGGTTGTTGCCGAAGGGCCGCCGCTTAAAAGGTTGCCTAGCTTGCCGAGGAACGGAATATTGGAAAGCCCCGATTTGATAAAGTTGAACGCCCTAACAAACGGATCGATTATCGCCTCATAAATTGCGGTAGCCGATTCTTTTGCCGCAATCACCATGCCGTCAAAAACATCCTTGAGGTTGAGGTTTTTAACTTGGGTGAAAGTGTCAACAAACATATCCTTGAGCGTTTTTAAGAACTCGAAAACGCGCGGGAAATTTTTCTCTA